ATTTGTTTTTTTAAGTGTACTTAATGACATATATATCTCCTTATGTAATGTATGTTATCGTATGTTAATGTAGTATATAGTAGTCTATAAAATTAGTCAAGTGCCTTCATTTACAAACCTTATTCTATATATGCTCTTGTCTTTTTGTTTAAAATTGACAAGAATATTCCATGAAAGTCCAATCCTGTTTTCTTCAAGTTTACTTGCCATATGGCCATGATATAATTGAGATTGAAAGACTAACATGGAATCTTGTGTGCTAGGAAAAGACACTTTTGATGTAGTGTTTGGATTTCCTTGTGCATAGTGTTCAGTGAGAGAAATAAATGGTTCATTCTCACTTTTAACTTTATGAAAGTCGAGCGGTGGATGCCCGTCTAATGATTTTAAATAGTATGTTCCACTAACGATTGAATTAGAATGATTATGAACTTTTTGATCACCACCTTCACCATTGATATTAATCCAACTTTCAGAAAAGAAAAATTCATCATAGTCTATACCTAGTTCATTGTCAAGATAATCTTTGGCTTGTATTTCAATCCAAGTTTTTAAATCTTTCAATGAAGGGTCAAGAAGTATATTTTTAAACTTTTCAGTTCTGAGTTTTGTTGAACCTTTAAATTGTTCATATGTAAATTTTGTTAAATCAGTATTATCGCCAAATGGAATTGGACTTATGTATTGCTTTATAATACCCGATGGAAATATAGGTACACCACTCATATTATTTTCAACTCCTCACACAATTCATTCTTAGTTATATAGTTTAAATTCTTTTGAAGTGAGCCATCATTAGAGTTTTGAAAAAACTCTTTCTGTCCTAACCTATCAATAGAATCTACCCAATAGAAATCTATATCTTTAAATTCTTGCAAAACCATTTTCATTTGATTTAACCAGTTAGATGAATTAAATCCTTTTGCATCACTTGGTAAATAATTATTTGTACCTTTATATATATTGTTCAAATCTTCATTGTATGCGCTCAAGTCAAATCCCATCATATAAACTCTTTCTGGATTTTGCTGGCAAGCAACATGTAAAGCTGTGTTTCCTGTTGACCATCCAATCGGAAAATCAATATTGGTTATAGAATTATTTTCCTCAACATATGTAATCCACACACCAACATCTTTTGATAACTTTAATTTTAAATCTTCAATATCAAGATTTGGATTTGCATCTATTGCTCTCTGTATATTTTCAGCGAGTGTTGTAGGGTCTTTACCTGATATTACACAATGTCCTGTTCGTTTAGAATTTTTATGTATAAATTCATCTGGTATATTATATCCCATAAACATCATGTCAGCAACTTCTGATGGTAAAATTGACCAATTAGAAAACCAACATTTATTGTTCAGATGATAATCTGAATCATATACTTCTTGTTGCATACCATAGTCTACAGAAACAAGATTGTCAACAGCACCTTCACGATAGATTGCATTGCATCCCCAAGTTGTGACATTTTTAGCCATAATGGTTTGATGACATGGTTTAAACCATTTTCTTGATTCACCATTTCCAAGTACAAGCGCATCACTCATTTTCAAAATCTCTCATCTACTATAATTAATGTTTATATTAAAACGAAAATTGGTATCAGTATGTGTAATCGTTTCATGAAAAACTTTACCCTCAACAATGAGAGCTCTATTTCTAACAGAACCTACAAATATTTCATTATCAAATCCACCACCTAAGAGTCGTGTACCACCATCATTTGTATTTACATAATATATTAAGGTTGAATAATTATCACCTATGTTTGTAATATCATGATGTAATCCTAAACCTCTACTGAGACTTTCTTTGAGAAATAGATTTGCTTTTGCTCTGTATATCTCAATATTCTTTTTTACAAATCCTTCATCATAAAGCTTCTTCATAAGAACTTTTATAGAATCAGTTGAATTTTTATAAAGTTCTTTTTTATCATCTATAAATTTGTGATCAAACTGAAAATCATTACTATCTACTTGATCGTTTACATTTGTTATAAGATTCCAAGGAAATCCACCATGAGTAAACATATCATAAAATTTATCACATTCATTTTCAGTTAACCAATTATCCCTGATGATATAGTTAATCATTTTTAAATTCGGTCATTAGAGGAAAAATGGAAGCAATCACATTTGCACATTCTTTTGCAATTAACATATGTTCCTTTTGTGTGCCATTTGAACTACGCAATTCGATATAATGCACCCAACTACGCAATGTTCCATTCATGTACATACGAGACAAAGTAAGTCCTTCTGGTAATACAACTCTTGCTTGTTCTTTTGCAATACCATTTTCAATTGCCCAGTTATATGCATCATAAGATGCTTCTATAACATTTTCTTGAATGTCCATCCATTGATGATGCAATTCAACATTTTCAGTTTCTATACTGTTTTGTCTATTTGTTGTATCTTGCAATCGAGCTTCTCTAGTTTCAAATCTTAAATCCTTTAAAGGATTAGCATATCTTTGACTAAACTCTTGGAATGAAAATGAACGATGTCGTAAAATTTGCCTTGCAATATCTCTTGTTGTTTCTATCTCTAGACAAGCAGAAACCATCTCTAGTGGACTCCAATGCTTATTCTTAACAAGATACTTGATAAGTTTAGCACTGGTTTCAGTATTATTTTGTCCACTTGGATTTGATACTCTAGCACAGTATGCAATTAAATCTTGAACACTATTATTCTCTGGACTCGGAGATAGTAACTCTTGAGTTGGAATATTTTGTGAGTATGATATTAATTTTACATTCATTATGCGTTTTTATTATTAAACCTTGGGCGATATTGTTGACGATATCCCTTTGGCCATGATGGTTGGCGAGATGCAAGTTTTTTAACTCGTTCACTCAATTCTTCATTAGTTTTAACTAACTCGGCACAATCATATTCAAGCTCTTTTATTCGAGATTGAAGTTTTGTATCTTTAGCACTATTGCTATCGTTAACTGTAATATCCATTTTAACTGGACTCCTTTATCATATTTAATAAGTTAATTCTATACTCTTTTTTATCAAAAGTCAAGAACCATTTGTAATTATTCATAAGTTTTTTTAAGTCAGGCCATAATATATCTTCTTTTAATTGTTCATCCCATTTTTTACTATATTCTACTAGTTCATTCAAAATAATTAAAGATTCCAAAGAAATTCTTTTTCCTAGATACTCTTTCATTAATTTTGGATGTTCTGATTTTTTTATTTCAAATAGAGAATTGAAATCTTTAATTATAGGTTTAATCTCGTTTTTAAATATTTCATAAAAATTGTTTTGCTTATTCTGCCATGACTTATAATTTTCATCATTAAAATTTGCAACATATCCACGTTGTTCCATCATGAAATTAGCAATAAAGTAATTTCGTATTTCATTTTCTGTTTTATATTTTCGAGAAAGTTTAACAAAGAAGTATCTGTCTTTGCGTTTAAAAAATGAGTTTCTTGGTACACGACTTTTTCCACCGTATTTAATAAAATTATAATTTGTCTTACCAAAGTGTGCTTTCATTGCACAATACATTAAATATATCTCAATGGGTTGCATCTTGATTTCCATCTTCTTCAACTCTGCGATTTGTATCAGAAGATGTTAAACTGGCTGCAATAAAACTTGCTGCAGCTAACATTGGAATTACATATATCATTTTATCTGTTAAATATGCTGTTGTATATGTGGGAACAAGAACTATGGTTGCTTTTAGCAATCCATCCTTTATCATTATATTGGTAATTGTGCTTGTCTTGGAAGGAAATTAAGTTCACGAGCATTAGCTTCAATCTTTTCTTTCAGTGCTTTTGATATAAGATAACCAACAGAATCAGGTTCGATACCTTCATTTTTACAATACCAAAGTACTGCATCCATATGAGTTATTTTTTTATCTTTTGCTATATTTTCAATTTCTTTAGTAAATGATTTTGATGTGTTTAATGCCATTTTATATCCTTCAAATAATTAGGTGTGGAACTAACCGTGGGCTCCACTCGGATGTATTACGGCATCACCCGATAAGTGGGAATGTTTCTGTTGCCAAGTACATTCCCGAAACTCCGAACACTAACTACTTACGCAGCAAGTGCCATAGGTGCAAAATTATCGTTTGCATTTACTAAAATGATCTATAAGGCGATCAATCCACAATTCTCCACTCATCTATCTCTGCCTGTCGATCCTAATTCGCCCCCATAATTCTTTTGTGTATCTGGTGGAGGCGTTGGGAATTGCACCCAAGTCCAGTCCAGTCTTCAACTCGTATCAACAAATTGTGTATTATTTATACCATACTTAATATTAAAAGTCAAGTATTTGGGCCTCTATATATTTCAGATAACCTTTTTAAAGTTTCAACTGAAATTTCATGTATCATACCAGATGCTATTACACAAACATAACCCTTTAAACTAGCCATAGGTGGTGCTTGTATCACTGTATACGTTTTTGTATCTGGATTAATAAAGAAATACGTAGGTATAACCAAGGGTATACCAGTTTCAGAAATAACACCCTCTTGCCCTCTCATAAGTGGCACCTCATTCCAATTATTTTGCAAATCAGGAAATATTTGATTTGGATCTCCACAAAGTATTGGTTTTTGTGTTGTTTTTAAATTCGTTGGTGATGGTGTTACTTGCTTTGTTTGTGAAAACGTAGG